TGTATCTGTATGTCTCAACGGGACCGTATAAGAAAATCTATCGGTTCACGATTGGCAGTACGACAATAACTGGGGGTACGGGTAATGACTTTACTCAATTAACTGAAAACAAACCCGATGGAAACATACCGGGAAGTGCCCCGGCTGATGAAGGGTGGAGATATTATTCTGGATTTAAAGCGTATCGCGAGTCTGGGTTGGGCTTTTATCAGGGTTGGAGTTATCGACCAGAATACAATGTATCATATGCTTCTGACAAACAAATAATTTTTTCTGAGTTTATATTCACTGGGAATGCTGGAAATTTAGGCTTTTTAAGCCAGAGCAATTATTTAACTGCGGTGGCTGCCAATGGGGTTGGTGGCCTAATGACACACGGTCATGGATCATATGATGATGAGAGAAATTCGTTCCTTATATTTGGTTGGACTGGCACCGTAGCAACCACATCTTTTGCACAAAATCCTCTGCAAAAAGGTGTTTTCATAGCTAGTGATATCGGTTCTGGAACTACGCCAATTGGCCTACACGATAGTTCCAGCACAGCCAGCAGTGGCGCGACAGTATCAGTTGGAATGTTTGGCAGTGTCGTTGAAGGATTTAGCGGTCTTGGTGTTGGCGCTCCAACTTTAGCTTCAAACGGCAAGAAAGTTGGGTATGCAATAGCGGCTAATAAAGTAATGGTAACAGAGACTAACGGTTAAGGAGAAATAAATGGCTATTGAACCATATGTGGCTTTACTTAGTTGGCTTGGATACATTCAGCTAAATACGGATACTGACGTTGATTTTGTCAATTGGCGCACCCAAAAAATGGCTCTCAGTGATTGGCGAGACTTGCCTCATGCTCCCGCAGGGTCAATGACAACGGAGTGGTTGAGCTATCGACAGGCGTTGCGCGACCTACCATCCAACAGCGATTACCCTGCTAATTTAAGTGTTGATGGCTTTGTTCCGCTTGATCCTGATGGCCACTGATGGACAAGCGCACAGTCAGCAGCGCCCACCAGCGCATAGATAGCTTGGAGAAAGACATGGTCGCTTTGCAAACTGAAGTTAAAATACAGTTTAAAGAGTTGTTTACCAGAGTGAAAAGGCTTGAGGCGATTATGATCGGTGCCAGCGCGGCAATTATCTTAATGTTAATGACTGTGCTAACTAAGATGGGGTGATGAAATGAATATGACACCAGAGACGTTTGATAAACTCAAAATATTGCCTAGATTAATGATGTTGGCTGTCACGGTGCTTACATATCAATCAGTCCACTGGTTCATGTCCATTCCCCCTGATCTTGTCACCAACGCTCAAGCGGGTCTTGTCAGTGTCTGTATGGGTGCTCTGACGGGTTGCTTCGGCATCTTCATCAATGGTGAAAAGCCATGATGGCTTTATTGGGGAGTCTGCTGGGCTTTGGATCATCTTTCCTGCCAGAGGTGTTGGGTTATTTCAAAGCTAACCAGCAGCAGAAGCACCGCATGGAAATGATGCAACTTGAAACGCAGCTTGCTCAGAAACGCTCCGAAATGAAGCTGGTCGAGCTAGATAAGCAAGCTGACATCGAAGAGACGAAGGGGTTGTATGAACATGACCGATCTATCGATGCTGGAAGCTTTATCAACGCTCTCAGGGGCAGTGTTCGTCCTGTTATTACTTATGCCTTCTTCGGACTATTCGTAGCTACCAAGGTTGTAATTATGGTCAAGGTTGGGCAGTCCGGTGGTGAATGGACAGAGGCTGTTGAGCTGATGTGGGATCCTGAGACTGCAGGACTTATGTCTGCTGTATTGGCATTCTGGTTCGGGAACAGAGCAATATCAAAATATGCGAGGACCAATTGATGGGATATAAACTAGGCAAAGGAAGTCTTTCTAAGCTAGAAGGTATCGACGATCGTATGGAGGCTGTCGTCAAGTATGCCATCGGTGTTACCAAACAAGACTTTTCAGTCATTTGTGGATTAAGAACCATCGAAGAGCAGCGTGCTCTCGTGGCCAAGGGTGCTAGCCAGACCATGAAGAGCAAGCACATAGGCGGTCATGCTGTTGACTTGATGGCTTATATTGATGGTGGCCGATGGGAGCTTAACCTTTACGACGAGATTGCTGATGCCATGAAAGAAGCTGCTGATGCCTCTGGGGTAAAGATCAAGTGGGGCGCAGCTTGGACAGTTGACTCTCTTGGAGATTGGGAAGGCACCGCCGAGAATGCGATGAATTCTTATGTTGACCTGCGAAGATCACAGGGCCGTAGGCCATTCATTGATGCACCTCACTTCGAGTTGGTTTTATAATATGACTCTTGCTCTTATACAATACAATTCAGGGGTGGTAAAAGACACGACTGAGTATGGGGCAGGAAAAACTGGGCCTTTCTGGGTGGACAGCGATCTTGTGCGATTTGTCAATGGATATCCGGAAAAGATCGGGGGATGGCAAAAGAGTGAAATCTATTCTTTAGATCCCTCAGGCAACCCAACTTCAGAGGAAACTTCAATATCTGGGGCTTGCAGAAGGATGCTTTCTTGGCGGGGAATTAGTGATGGCATTGACAGGCTTGCTGTAAGCACAAATAATCACCTTTACATCGTTCAGAATGATGCGCTGTATGACATTACTCCACTGCGAAAAACAACTTCAAACTTGTCAAATCCTCTTACTACAGCCAACGGCGACAAAACAATTACTGTGACTGATAATGGGCATGGAGTTATAACTGGGGACTTTGTTGTTATAAATTCTTCCACAGCAGTTGGAGGAATTCCCGCCGATACACTTAACAGAATGTCTGGTTACAAGGCGACTTTTGTAAACACAAACACATATACGATTGAGTCTCCAACTGCTGCGGGAAGTACAGCAACAGGGGGAGGCACCACAATAGACATAAAATATCTAATCGGGAGTGCTGATAGGTTGGGGGCTCAAAGCTCAGTCCCTGCACTTGGATTCGGTGTCGGTGGTTGGGGGCTGCTGGGCTGGAACGCACCTAGGGCTGTCTCTGACGCAACGATAAATTTGGAGAATTCCTCTTGGAGTTTAAATCTTTGGGGAGAAGACGTAATTGCAACTTTGCGCAATGGGGCAATTTATTACTGGGATGCCTCCTCCGCAATATCAAACAGAGCTGTCCTAGTATCTAGCATATCTGGGTCTGCAAGTGTTCCAGCAGTTAATAGAGTAACAACTGTGAGCTTTCCAGATCGACACTTTATTGTTGCTGGGTCAAGCATTTATAATCCAGTTGATGGTTCTTCTGGAGCTTTCGATCCAATGTTGGTGCGTTGGTCAACTCAGGAAGACTTTACGCAATTTGCTCCAACAGCACTGAACACAGCTGGAGATCAAAGGCTTGAAGTTGGAACTAAAATTGTCTCGATAATAAGCAATAGAGAAGAAACAATAATCAGCACTGATGAGGCTGTTTATGGCATGACATTTGTTGGTGCTCCATTTATATTCTCTTTCCGACTCCTCGCAACTGGGGCGGGGTCTGCAGGAATAAATTGCATGATATCCGTCGATGGAACTGCTTACTGGATGGCCAACAAGTCTTTCTATTCTTACGATGGTATCGTGAAAGAGATCCCCTGCCCAGTCAAGCACTATGTTTTCGACAGGCTCCAAGCCAGATTCATTGACAAAACTGTTGTTGGGCATAACATAGAATTCAACGAGGTTTATTGGTTTTATGTTTCAAGCCAGAATTCAAACCCAGACAAAAACAATCCAGAGCCAGACAGCTACGCAGTTTATAATTATGCTGAAAATGCTTGGGCTGTCGGGTCAATGGAAAGGACTGCTTGGAATGATGCATTTGGGTTTAGAGAAAAGCCATTTGCATTTTCTCCGGAGGGGTTTCTTTATAATCAAGAAACAGGAACCAGTGATGATGGGTCAGCTATGAATGCTTTTATTGAAGGATCTCCAAGAGAGATATCAGCTGAAGGCAATAACCTTTACATGATTGACAGAATTATCCCAGACATTACGATGGGTGCCAACAGCAACATTTCAGTTTTCATGAATTCTAGGAAATTCCCTAATGCTCCTGAAAAGATCAAAGGGCCGTTCAATATTACATCCTCAACGCAGAAAATAAATACCAGAGTCAAAGGTAGACAGATATCTTTCAAGTTCCAAAGCACAGGGACTCAAGATGAGTGGCAGCTTGGCAATTTCAGAATAGACACAAAACAGGCGGGACCAAGATGAGTACTGCAGGGCCTCTGGCAGTTTTAAGACTTCCATCACCACCGGAAAAATATCAACAGGGATATATGTCTCGACTGACTAATACTCTTGAGCTAGAGAAGCAAGCGTCATATTTTGCAAATGCAAATAACTTGAACACCTCTGTTGAACAGGCTGAAGCCACAGCGTGGTTCATTGGGTAATGGCTAACAATTACAAAAACGCGAAAGTTGATTTGACGGGGACGGGAGTGGCTGTCCTTTATACAGCTCCTAGTGCGACCACCGCATTGATCAAGTCAATTCTTGTTTCTGAAGACAGCGGCAGTGCCGACACAATCACCGTCACAATAACAAATGCAGCAGCCTCTCCTGCGGTATTCTCTTTATTTAAAGTCAAGGCTGTGGCTGCGAATGCAACTGTTGAGCTTTTGACGCAGCCTTTGGTCGTGCAAGAAGATGAGATAATCAAGGTCACAGCAGCTACAGGAAACAGGTTGCACGTTGTGGCGTCATTGCTGGAGATAACTTAATGATTTACTACTCACGCAATATAAACTAAAATTAGTCAAAGGAATCTTTCATGGCTACAGCAGGTGCACTGACAGGACTCACAGGCGGGACAACTCAAGAAGAGTCTGTGCCTGTTGAATATGGTGTTTTTCAAAACACTGCAGTCCAGAATCCAGATGCTGATTTGATGAATTACGGCACCGCAGCTAATCCTACTTTGATGTGGGTGACCCAGATCCAAACAGGTGAGCGTGAATTCGATCCGAGCAGTCAGTTCGACAATTCAATGCTGGAAGACTATCAAGATCTAGTAAACTCTCAGGGCCAGCCAACAGGAATGCTTGGTCCAGGACAGATAAGTAAGCAAGTCACTGGGGACATTGTAAGCCAAGTTGGCCAAACAGTCGGAGCCTCAGCTGGGGCTGCATTGTTCGATCCTTACATGTCGGGGGATGCTGGGGCTAAGATCTTGGCAGGAGCAAAAGGCGCATTCAGTGATTTGCCTTCTGAGATTGTTGCGGACAGCGCCAAAGCTGGCTACAAAATTTTAGAGACTGGGTTGTCTGACAATAGAGTTTATTACCCAGAGCTTTCGAACAAAGCCACAGCCGCAGCAACTGGCAATGAGGCTGCTTACAATGCTCTCAAAGGCAACTCGGAAGTTGTCAATGGCAGGAGAATATACGAATCTGGTGCTCTTGACAAATTGCCAGAAGGCATAGAAAGCAACATAGCAGCAGATGCAATAACATCAGGTTCATCAGCACCAACATTCTTTGAAGGTGTGGGCAACAGGCTCTGGGGCGAAGGTGCCAAGGCCAACTGGAGTGCGGCTGGCGGTGCTGGCTTGGTTTCATTCGGTGTAAACTTACTCATGGGCAAGAAGCCCAAAGAGGCAGCTAAGTCTGCGGGAGCTTCTGCAATCGGCATGGCTCTCGGCAATGCGATCTTGCCAGGAATTGGTGGGGTTGTCGGCAGCATGTTGGGTGGTGCTTTGGGTGGCAGAGTGATATGCAATGAGTTGATGCGTCAAGGCTTGATGGACAGGCAGAGTGTAATCCTTGACTATCGCTTCACGAGAGACTATCTTTCTCCGCGACACGTCAATGGTTATCATATCTGGGCAGTTTGGATGGTCAAGCAAATGCGCAAAGGCCGATTCGTTGGTCTGTGGAAGCACCTAGCCCAACACAGGTCGAACGAGATTGCTTACATATATGGCAAAAGATCCAAGCCAGATTACTTAGGTAAGGTTTACCGGAAGATACTAGAGTCAACATGTTGGATTGTTGGCGGATTCACACCCAAGACAGATTGGTCTGTTCTTTACAAAGCGAAGGAAATTTAAATGGCTGAGCAAATGCCTGACATGCGTGGGGCGAACATGGGCCCAGAAGCTGGGATGGATCCACGAGCACGCGAAGCAATGATGCAACCAGACGAAGAGATCGCAGCTGTGCTTCTGGCACGATTGACCAGCATGTCTCCTCAAGAGTTGCAGATGCTTGATAAAGTTATCACTCCTGAAGTTGCACGCATCTTAACTAAGCTGCTTCCAGAGCTTGCACAGCTCATCGATGCAGTTGAAGGTCAACAGGCAGCTCCTCAACAGGCAGCTCCTCAGATGGGTGCTTTGGGCGGTATGTGATGGATGTTAGGAGAGCTGGACCACTCGATATATCGGCGATTATTGCGCTTCTTATGGAAATGCATAAAAACACCGAGATTCCCGTCTCTCCGATAAGCAGTGAAAAGCTGGTCGCTAAGATCAGCGAAGCAATACACAGAGGCATAGTGTTCGTGGCAATAGACGACAAGAACAAAATATCAGGCTCAATCGGAGGAACCATCGGCACTGACTGGTGGTCTGAGGAAAGGCATCTTTCTGATATGTGGTTCTATGTTTCTGAGGCCAGTCGCAAGACTCGAGTTGCTTATGAGTTGGTAAAAAACTTTATTAGTGTGGCAAAAGATGCTAATGTGCCTGTGCGGTTGGGGCATGTTTTCTCCGGAGACATAGACCGCAAGGACAATTTTTTTAAAAGACTTGGCCTAGTGAAAGCTGGGTCTTTATTCGTGGGGACGTAAAATGGGTGGCGCATGTCAAAGCACAACAACGACACTTCCAACTTCTAGTTCAACTCTCTCAGGAACTGAGATTCCAGAGTGGGTGTCAGCTGGTGGTCGTATCCTTTTTGATCAAGCTATGGAATTGGCCAAGAGTCCGTATCCTGAATATAGTGGTGCACGAATAGCATCTTACACTGATCCAGAAACTGGGGAAGTCAGCAAGATGACTCCCGAAGAGCAACAGGCCATGGGAATCTTGCGAGATGACTCTGGCAGCTATCAGACCTACCTCGATTCAGGCTATGACGCTGCGAAAGATCTTGGCCAAGGTTACGACAAGCAATCTTACGACACTCTCATGGGCTCTGACTTCAGCTTAGAATCAGCCCAGCCTTTCTTAGACATATACCAAGGCGCAGCAGACGCAGGAGTTCGTGAAGCAGAACGCCAAACAAGGCTTGGACAGAATGATGCCAGAGCCGCAGCTGCTAGGGCAGGAGCTTTTGGAGGCTCACGCCTCGGGGTTCAAGAGGCTTTGCTGGGTTCTGAAGGTGCCATGGTGGCGGGTGACTTGCGAGCCAAGGCCGCAGCTGAAGGATTAGGATTCGCAGCGAGCAGATTTGATTCTGACAGAGCTGGCAGGATGGCTTCTGAAGACAGACAACGTCAAGGTTACGAGACCGAAGAGGCTTCACGAGTTCGGGAGGCAGAGGCGTTGCAGTCTTATGCTCCGATGGTACAAGGACTACAAGAACAAGCTGCTGCTGGCCTCTTAGGGGCTGGGGAAGCTCGTCGGAAACTAGACCAAACAGCTCTTGACTTGGCGTTCACAGATTATACGGAACAGGCTCAGTATCCTTACCAACAGCTAAACTTTGCGCTGGGTGCTCTCAAAGGTGTTCCGTATGAGCAAAGACAATTCTCCCTAGCCCAAGGTGAACAGACTGCACAAGCTCCATCAATATACGGTCAAACAATCGGTGGACTAGGCTCTCTGGCGAGTGCGTATTACATGGGCAACAGATAAGGAGCCTGACATGGAAGATGAAGACACAATCGGTGCAGCTGGAACTAGCTACGGTGACCTTCTCGGAATGTCGCAGGGTGCTCTGAATCGTTTGGGTGGCAAAGGCTTGATGGAAGATGCCATTGAGATTGCTCGAGAGATCTCCCCCGAATACAAGCCTATTGACCCTGCTCTTCTGGCCTTCCAATTCTTCACGAACATGGCAGCTGAATCCTCCAAGCCAGGAGAAACTGCTCTGGGCGCAGCTTCAAAAGCCTCATTGGTCCCAGCACAATACCTGATGAAAGATGCAATGGCCAAGCGCGAAGCTGAAGCCAAGCTCCCCGCAACTGCCATCAACATAGCCAAAGCGATCAAGCCACCCAAGGCCACAGGCTTATCCACGATAAAAACATACCAGTTGCAGAAAGACATTCCTGGAATGGGCAAGGCAGGAGACAGGCTGACGCTCAGCAACCCAGATGCCGCAGCTTTGGCTAGGATGGATCCTACGTCTATAATAATCGCCCCAACAACGCCCAGAACGAGCGTCAAGACTGTCGGGTCAGGGTCGCAAGCAACTTACATGTCTGAAGAGGACGCCAAGGCATATATCCTTTCATTGGGTTTGTCAGAGGAAAGCCCAAGATTCCAATATTTCGTAGACAGGATAACAGCTCAAGACGACGAGCAGATCAATATGCCTCTGATATCTGGGGACAACTACATATCATTCGTCCCACAGGTCACCAATGGGGTTGTTACTAACTTGATGCAAGAGCCAGTTTCAGGCTCCACTCCACCATTCGTTGGGTATCGCACTAAGCGTCTTGAAACTCTAGCAAAAGCTCAAGATGGCTTCATCGACAAGAGAGTAACAGTGATCCCGAGGGTTGACAGCCTTATGGAGATGTTGCGCTTGGGCCAAGTCCCAACTGGTGGCTTGCAAGATGCAACTCTTGGTTTGAGGAGCTTCTTGGTTGATGTGTTTAACTCTGATGCACCTATGGTTGCCAACCAACAATCTTTGCAATCTGCATCTAACTTCTTGGCTCCGAAGATGCGTCCTATTGGCTCTGGGTCGACTTCCGACATGGAATTCAAAGCATACAAACAAGCAATCGTGGACCTTGGGAACACAGAGCTCGCCAACTACATATCTCTGTACACATTCAAGAGGTCTGCGGAGCTTGGTGTCTTGATGAACGAACTAGAGCGAGACGCATTGACGTCTGGCAAGTACAGCTCAACATCTCAAGTTGCTAAAAAGATGAAAGAAGTCGATCCTGGAATATTCGAGAAATACACAGGGGATCCTAATGATCAAGCTGAACTTCTGGCTTGGTGGACAGCATTGCCATCTGGTTCTGTCGCAGTGAACACTGGTTGGTACAGAGATGCTAGTGGGTCTTCTTTGGATGACTTCTATGTTGTGAAAGATTGGCAGGGGAATTAAAATGGAACCAGAAGAGCAACCATTCACCCTGCCAGGAGCAGCAGGATCCAACCAAGAAAGCAGCAAGCCTCTTCCAGAGAAAGAGATTGTCGAAGAAGATGAGTCGAGCCTCCTCGATTCAATTAAAGACATCCCTTCTGCTGTCAAAGACGCCGCCACTGGCGAAGGCCAAGAGGTTGAATTCCCAGACATCCCAGAAGCAACGGATATGGGTGGTGAAGCTCCTGGATTGATTGAAGGCATAATTCCTAATCTAAAAATATTTCTTGCTAGAGACGATGTCGGCAAGAGCGAAATAATGGAAAAGTCTTTTAAAGGTGATGAGCGTTGGGGAGGAAGATTCCAAGACAAGTTCGGAAACCCAATGATCGTATGGAATGATCAACCATATTACATAAACAAGCCAGGATTTTCTGCGCAAGACTTCGGATCATTCGTCGGCGAAACAATTAAGATGCTCCCCGCAGCTCTGATTGGTGGAGGACCAACTGTCCTTTCAACAATATTTAGAGGAATCCCAGCCTACGCAGCTACTGAATTTGCCTCTCAAGCTCTGGAATCTCAGATGACTCCGGAGACCACCAAGGCGAAGAAGCAGACAGCGGGTGATCTAGCCACAGACGTGGCCACTGCAACAGCGGTTGGCGTAGCCGCAGACGTTGTGTTGCCGCCAGCACTCAAGCTCGCAGGCAGGGCAGCTATGGCTCCTGTCAGGGGAGCAGCTAATGTTGCCAGAGTTCAACTCCCCCGATTCATGCGCCCAACTCCGAATCAAAGCTCTCCCTACATAATGACTCAAGGCCAAAGGTCTGGTGAGTTGCCCAATACTGAGACTGGACAGCTGGACACTTTGGCTTCTTCGGACATTGCACGTGAAGACATTTTGCGTAGGTCTGCTGGGGTGGATGCTGGAGCCAGCGACCAACTCAGAGGATTCGACAGGCGTCAGTTGGACCAGATCCGAGAAGATGCGACTCAGTTGCGTTCTAGGATGGGCTCAGGCGACCCAATGGTTGCTGGTGCGCTTGACACTCCCACAGCAGCAGCTGAAGGAATACAATCAACAGCGCAATCTGCGGCGGCAAGAATTAAGGCAGAGGCTGGGGCCTCTTATAGAGCTGTTGACGATGCTGTCGACAAGCCAGTGCTTTCTCAGCGTGGGTTGATGGAAACTGCCAGCGACGCGATAGCAATGTTGCGCAATGAGGTTGGCCCAGCTATGCGTGCTGAAATGCCTAATCTTTCCAAGCAAATGAAGAAGCTGGAAAAGTTAGTCAAAATATCTCAAAACCCAAACTTTAAAGGTGCACCACTCAGGGCAATCGATGATTACCAGAGAGCCTTGAACATCCAGATCGAAAAAGCCATGTCAGTTGGCGGCAATGCCTCAGAGGGTCGTGCACTGACAATGCTCAAGACTCAGCTCAACGAAGCCTACAACACCGCAATAGAGCGCGGATTGATGTTCGGGGATCAAAGTGTAATAGATCAGCTGCAGCAATCTAGGCAGATTTACACGAAGTATATGGGCCTGACAGGAAAGCAAAGCAGCAAAGACGCAACAGTCCGAGCAGCCAACAAGATCTTGGAAATGATCACGAGCAAAGAGGCCAACCCCAAGCAGGTTGTCGGAGCATTATTCGGTCATAACAAGTTCGCTCCAGCCAATGCCGTTCCCACCGTTATCCGCAAGCTGAAGTCAACTCTCGGAGAAGGTTCCGCAGAATACCAAGAGATCATTGGGCTGATGAAAGACGCAACTCTGGAAAGAGCTTTCGCTGGCACTGGCAGGTCTGGCGTAACAAGAACGAACATCGTGAACAATTACAAAAGTGTCTTCGGCAAGAACAAAGCTGTCATCAATGAGCTTTTCTCGAAAAAAGAGCTTGCGCAGATAGCTAAGTTCCGCAATGACGTAATGCCAACGCTCTGGGCAGAGATAAAACTCAACCCATCAGGGACAGCCACCACCATATTAGGAGAGCTAGGCAGAGGTGGCATCCTGAACACTGTCGCTGGAATTCCTGGAGCTGGCGGTGCAGTCAAAGCAATTGAAGGTGGTTTCGAGCGCAGGGAAGTCCAGCGGATAGTCCAGCAATACCTCGACAGAGCCAAAGCACCTCTCTTCAGCACAGCAATCCAAGCTGAAACTAAACCGGAAGTTATCGATGCAATCAATCCGCAAAGCTCCCCAGCATTGCAGAGCATAATTGAAGGATTGTCCGAAGAGGATAAGGCATCTTTGCTACGTTCTGACTAAAAAGAGAGGCAGTGTGGCTAAATGATTGATCCAATTACTGCTTTCGCTGCTGCCAATGCCGCTTTTAAAGGCGTCAAAATGCTCGTCGGGGCGGGACGAGAAATTCAAGACGTTTCTCAGCAGCTTGGTGCATGGTATGGCGCAGTCGCTGATATCACTCGTGCGGAGTCTCAACGTAAGAATCCAACTTGGTTAGACAAAAAGACTCATGGTTCTGAAAACATTGAACAAGAAGCCATGGACATTATTGTCCGTAAAAAGACTTTACTTGAGAAAGAGAAAGAAATAAAATTTATGCTTGACTACAGGTTCGGGTTGGGAACCTACGACGAGATGCTTGGAATGCGCCGAAAGATACGCGCTGATCGTGAAGAAACTGTTTACAAGGCAATGGAAGCCAAGAGACAGATACAAAATAATATGGCTATAGGTGGTTTGTCTTTAGGTATTATTAGTGTTCTAGGTGGTGGGATATATTTATTAGTATTGGCTACGCAATGATGGGTGTTTTAATATTATCGGTTGCACTTGCTGGGGTAGCGAATCCTGAATATGTCCCATGTCATTTGTGGAAAAGATTTACAGACACGACTGGCCAGAAAGTGTGCGTTTACAGATTCACTGCAGGTTTCGGTGGCCTCGGATACCATTACCCAACAAAGAGCTTCTCTGAATGCCCAAAGGTATTCAGTTGCGTATATGAAAAGAAAGACAAAAGGCCTAGTCTGAGTGAGATTCTTGATGGCTTAAAAGATGGCTTCTAACAAGCGATCACATTGGCCAATTCAATCCAGTCATCAGAAGTTACATTTCCTTGCTTGTGCCAAGTTGCCATTGCCATAAAGTCTTTTTTGGCAGGTCTGTCTAAAAGCTCTTTCCCTCGGTCGCCATCAACCAGTATCGTGAAGTCTCTTCCAACTCGAAACAGGAACCAACTCTTGCCACCTGCTCGGATGTGCTGGTTTGCCCAGAAAGTCTGACTTTGTCTAAGGCCACTAGTGAACCTTCCTCGCTTTGACCACTTTTCAATGTACTTCAGCTCTATCCACCCAGACTTGCCTTTCTGGATATAATGCACATCAGGCATTCCTCGCATTACTCTGTTCTCAACTCGATACATCTTTAGCGGAAGGTTATTCCGCAACAACGTCCAAAAATTGCTCTCGCTCATTATTATTCCTCCGATAAGAAAAATGACATCGGATCTTTATTCACAACGTCTGCTAGGTTCTTTTTGTCACGCAGAGCTTTGATGATCTTTGAGTCAATGGTCTTGGGACTCTCGATGTCGATGTATGTTACGTTCTGGGTTGTGCCTATGCGGTGACACCTATCTTCCGACTGCAGTCTTGTTTCCAAGTCGAAACTGTTGGAATAATATATCGCGTAAGATGCAGCTGTTAGCGTCAAGCCAATCCCGCCCGACTGGGGTTGCCCGATGAAGTAACGCACGCTTGGGTCATTCTGGAAGCTGTCTACAGCTTTCACTCTCATGTCGTTAGACACGCCACCATGGTAACTGACAGCCTTGTGACCCAGCATCCGCTCTATCTGCGCAATGTCTGCTCTGAAGCGTGCCCAGATTATGACCTTTGCATCAATGTTGGCCAGAAGATCTCTCAGAGCCTCCAGCCTCGGATTCTTGTCGTCTATGGGCCTTGCTTTCTCTTCAGCGGGAAACCAACCACAAACTATCTGTTGCAGCCGTAGCAGCCTTGTTATGGCCTCCTGTGCGTCTATTACGTCACCTTCCAGCTCAACCACGAAGTCTTTCTTAAGAGCATCATACAACTTGCGCTGCTTTGGCGAAAGATCAACAAAGTGACGTTGATATATCTTGTCTGGCAGATCCAAGCAATCTTTCTTCAGAACCCTGAATGAGTGGCCTTCAATGCTCTTGGTCAGCTCGTCCATATATTGATAAGAAACGATCTGCTTGTTCTCGTAGCCTCCCATGACGCAGTACCTTGCCCTGAAAGAATAAAAGCTGTCATATCCGAGGATATAAGGGTCTAGGAATCTGAATTGGCTGTACACGTCCTCTGGACCTTTGGTCACTGGTGTGCCTGTCATGATCCTGCGGTATTTGGCTTGCTTGGCAAACTTGTGAATTGTCTTGGTGCGCTTGGCTCCTGGACGCTTGATCCGAGAGCTTTCATCAACCACCAAAAGAACCTTGTTGCTGAGGAGGATCTTGTTCATCAATGCCACAGCCGTTTGGCTCACAAAAGCCTCAACATTGAAAGAGAATATCTTCAGCTGATCCTGCCCAGACAATATCTCGTCAAACTTGGCCTTGTCCCTAGCCTTCATTCCGGAGGAATAATAGGTTGAGTCGTAATGGCACCAATCCGGCATGTGGTCGGGAATCTCTTTGTTCAACCAGTTGCGGTGCACCCCATTGGGAGCAATGACCACCAGAGCTGTTATCTCTCCAGAGGCATAAAGATACGCAGCATTGTCTATGATGACTTTTGTCTTGCCTGTGCCTTGTTCCATAAGCAGCGCGAATGACTCTTTGTCCCGACTCATATAAAATGCTTTGCGCTGGTGATCGAATGGCTTGGTCTTGAAAAGGAAGTCACCCAGATCTTTCGGGGCTGCAGACTTTTCTTTGCGAGTCAATTCAGCCTGATGCATTGTTTCAATATAATCGTCTAAGATGGGCGTGGCAGCCTCCGACCACTCAGCCCTAGGCCAATGCTTGTTGATGTGGCTTATGTTGGCTCCTGTGGGTGCAAACAACAAGTCCCTGCCAACCCACTTCTTAAATCCTGGCAATGATGCCAACTTCTGGATAACATCACCATCCAGCTTTACTTTTGCTAGGCAGAACCTGCCATGAGCTTTGTCTATTTCCATGGTCGTAATTTTGGCCTCACTTTCTTGGGTTTGGTTAAATTGTCGGAATAAAAGATGTGCGTCCCGATTGTCATTGCGGGGAACATTTCTTCAGCCCAAACAGGTGAAACACTGGTGGCATGGTAATGGTAATAATATCCACCCCAATACTTCTCACCAGTCTTGTGATTGAATATGGCGTCCTGAGCGAACATTTCTGCATCAGCCCACAAGTCACCGTCTGTTGGAATGCCAGCCCAACCATTGGGGCTGACGAAGCTGAATTGATTAGGCTGCATGACGACGCCACAAATAGTGTCAGGGAAGCGATTAGACTCAACCCTATTCATTATGACCTCAGCCACAGCTCTTTGACCGTTGAGCGGCTCTCCACGAGCCTCGTGGTAAAGAGCTAGCGACAAGCAAAGTTCCGCAATCATTGTGGTTCCTTCCAAACAAAATAAGTTGAGTATTCGCCAGCATATTTCATCATGTAATAATTGTGCATGTTGTAGGCTTCGGAATACTTCATGTCTTTGTATTCGACTTCGAAAATTTTACCAGACTTAGCTTTCTCCGCAGCGTTCATGTTGGAGTAGTAATAGGAGCCTTTCTTGATTATTTCAGTTGCCCACATGGTTTTCACCTCGCAGGTTCAACTTGGCCAAAGTCTCCAGAGGATTGTCTAGCATTTTAGCCAGACCAGACTTGTAAGATTCACAGCGAGGATCGCAGTTGTCCTCGTCGCACTCGACTTCTCCGGAGCCATTGCAATCCTCGCAATCAACCCACTCACCAACAGGCTCCAGCGTCCCGCCGAAAAGCTGATACAAAGTCTTTTCAACTTTGCCTTTGTGGCCTGTGTGTTCACAATCTGGGCAGGGGATCATGCGTCCTCTCCCACTTGAATTTTCATTGGACGGTTGACAACGGTCTGCTTCTCGCCATTGTATTCTTCGTGCTTCTTGACTGTGGCTTTGAATCTTATTGAAAAGCTCTCACCTTGCCCAAGCCACTTGCCCATGTACTTGATGGTGTTGCCGTCTTGGGTCTTGATGAGGTAGATGTATGTTGTCCCCCACTGATTCTCACCTCTCCAGACGAGACGTGCTGTGCCTTGAAAGTCTAGGCGGTCGCCAACTGCGCCAATGAAATTAGAAGCAGCTTTTTCCTCTGCGATTGCTTTGACCTTGGCATCTTTCACAGCTGCAAACTCAGTAAGCTTCTCAGTAGCTAGAGAGTTGTCTCGCTCGAAGATCACCTCAGTGCGCTTAGGGTTAGGGCCAGAGGATCCAGTTGAATCGTCGTAAGAGCGGTGGATCTTGTACATAGCCACCACACCAACAGCATCAACAACAAATGCTCTGCAGAAGTCACGACTGCGACGACCCCAACCAGTTGTGCCTGACTCAACGATAATCGGAGCTTCAAGGATAACGATGCTCTGGCCAATTGCAGAGGGAACACTGTCACCCCAACTCAATTCACCATCTTTGGCATTCGTGTTGTGGCCAACAACACGAGCCATATAATTCATTTGACCAACTGAGGAGAAATATCCACCTTTGTTGACACAGCCTTTGAGGGACATGTAGAGGTCTTTGTCATGATCAGTCCAACCGATTTGCATTTTGTATTCCTTTCTAAGTTAACAATCGTAGTATCCTTCTTCTGCGCCGAAAAGTAAAGAAGAAAGAATTGTTGAAAAACAAAGACCTCTGCTTTTTTACTATTTAAATTTATTCATTTCGCTGGCCCAGAGAACCAATGAAGCCTTCTCATTTACTGAGCTAGCCATCACTCCTGCTCTGGCGACAAGTCCATATTTATGAGCGTTAGTCAAAGCATTGCCAATCTCGGAGCGGTGCAGCCGTTCTTTTTGATTGGGGTGGGCCTCATAGTAAGCATCGTCGCACTCCCCCGACGTAAAGTAATTTTCTTGAACAATCAGGATGTTAATGATGTTGGCTTGAATCTCGCTGAAAGTGTGCTTGCGGACAACAGTCGCATTGATCACGCGATCATCTTTTCTGGGCAAAGAGCCTGATGGTGTGTCTTTTATTTTAACGCAGCGCACAGCCCGATAATCAATTTTGGCTGAGTGGTTATCATAGTTCGGTACGACGTGCGCCAGAACCTGATCTCCGATGTCTAGGCTGAGGAATGCGGCAATCCGATTGCCGATGAAAACTGTCTCACCTTCTTGGGTGACGCCAAAGCAATTTTGCTTGAATGAAACTGACTCGATCAAGACGCGCAGCTCTTGAGTTTCTTCGATTGGTATTGTCATAATTCTTCTTTCTCAGTTTGGAGTTTGATGAGCAGTTT